AAAAGTCAAATTTATACGGTTACCTTTCTGTCGGGAAACATTACTAATCACCGATCATGAAAAAAATCCTATTCATCCTTCTGGCGATGGCGCTCACAATGGGCGCCGTCGGCCAGACGGTCGTTAAAGGAAATTACCAGGCATTTGCCGGAGCAACCGCTGACACACTCACCGCCTCAGTTACCAAATCATATGTTCTCGATTTGGGGAGCACCGGAGGATGGGCCGGGAAGGTTTACGATTGCACCATCGAGGTCTGGAATGATTACCAGAGCGACTCGTTAACTTACGGTTATAAAATTTATCGATCCAATGATGGCGTTAATTGGCCAAGGACCGCCGTCGACTCCGTCACCGCCGTAACTACGAAAGGTGTTGCAGATAAAAATTTTCAGGCAGCGCTGACAGCACAGACGGCTCGCTTCCTGAAGGTTTCACTCATAGCAACATCACAGACACAAAAGTCAAATATTTACGGATATATTTATGTGAATAAACACGATTAACAGGGACCGGGGCCTCCGCTAAAAACACCACAGCAAATTGTTTTAGGTCTGCAGTAGGCCCCACCCTTTTAAATTTATGCCATGAAAATCGTCGAATTTACCATCGATTTCTCAGTCCGGAAAGCAGGAGAGAAAAAAGCATATGAAGATGCATATGCCGAATGGCTGATCAACGACATGAAGGTCGCCAAACTTGCCGATAAACCGACTGAACCTGAGAGAGAACCGATGACCAAACTTCCAGCCAAGGAAGCCAAACAGATCCCCACCACGAAGGAAGAAAAACAACCAGCCAAAAGGCAGACAAAAAATGTTAAAAATTGATTACTCCAGGACCACGACCGCGACCGTCGCTGCAACCGCGACGGAAAACGGAGCAACCACCTTTTATGAGCCTGTGGACCTGGAGACAATGATCAATTATTTAAAACAAAATTACGGTACCCTTACCATCGAGGACACCCTTATTAAAACTTTGATCAAAGCATCCAGGCATTGGATTGAAGAAAAAACCAGGAGGGCAATCGTAAGGCAGACCGTCGTCCTTTTCTTAGTTGACGATGAGGAGCAGCTCCTGGAGGTTGAGTTACCTTTTTGGCCTGTCGTTTTGACCAACGGGAATATTACATCAGCCAAACGAGTGGACCTGGAGGGAACAGAGACAGCGCTCACTTGGAAAAGCGATTATTACATCCAAGGACTGAATCGCCTCACCCTGATTTTTGGAAAAACTTGGACCACCAGCGGAGCTCAACTTTTGCCTTTGAAAATCACATATGAATCCGGATATTCCAATATTGCAGACATACCGGAGCCATTGATCCTCGCTGTTATGAAATTGACTGCCGAGAATTATGTAAACCGAGACGACTCGGTCGATTGGAGCATAAACAAGGTCCCAATGGAGGTCTTAAAATTGATCGGACCTTATACCGATCCCATTCTATGAGAACCCAGAGACAAAGAACCGGAGAATATAAAGAACGGATCGCGATCTGGAACACGACGACCACCAGCGACAACATCGGAGGAAAGACCGAGTCGACCCCGGCTGCAGCACTCGGATATTGCTGGGCCAAAGTAATCCCGATGACCGGAACCAGAGCGCTCGACTTTGCACAGATTACTGGATTCCAGGGTTATACTTTTACCATTCCATACCGATCCGATATTACCATCGACACCACCCGAAAAATTGTTTATTCAGGCCGGACCTTTCAGATTCAGTCCGTCCTTCCACCCGACGAAGCCAGAAAAGAATTGATTATTTTAGCATACGAAAAAAAATGAAAAAAGCAATAATCCTCCTCCTGGTAGCTTTCAGTAGCCTCGCCGTATTCGGCCAGGTAACAAGACCGCAAAACAGCTGGACAGGTCCCGTCATCGCCGGACAATACGGAGGAACCGGTGTCGCCAATACCGGCAAGACCATCACCGTCGGCGGAAATTTCAGCACAGCAGCGGCCCTCACATTTTCAGGCGCCCACGCCGCGACATTCACCTTAACGGCCCCAACGACCGTCACCTTTCCAACGACCGGGACGCTAATGAGCGAGAGCAGCAGCGACTCGATAACCGGCATTAAAAAGTTTTACGGCGAGAATATTTATTACCAGGCCATACAGACCGTGACCGATACAACGGCCCTGACCTTAAATGGATACCAAACGGTCCTGGCCGACGCGACCGCGAGCGCGATATTGATAACCCTTCCCAACGCGGCGCTTTGCGAGGGTAAAGTAATCGAAATCAAATGCATCAACGCCGACTCTGAGGTTAAAATAATCACCGGAGGCGGCAACATCGACGCGACCGCAGGAGCAACCGGGATAACAATGGTCGTCTGGGAATGTAAACGACTGATCAGCAACGGAACAAATTGGTACATACTTTGAGCGATGGGATATAGAAGAAGAATAGACGACCCGGTCCATGACGACATCCAGGACATCCTTACGACCTCCCTGGTCGGAGTGACCACATGGACCAACCGCCAAATCCGGACCACCGGAGTGGTGCTTCCACACATAGCAACCGGGGACATCTTCTCCATTACCCTGCAATTTCCACACAGGAAAAAGCTGGGCTCTGCACTGGATGGAGTGCACTTACATTTTATGCCAGTGGCCAGCGCTAACGGGAATATAAAATTTACATACGCCTGGGGATGGTATAAAGTCGGAGACACCATCCCGAACACCTTGCCAAACACCGGCGACACCGGAGACATTCTCCTGGCAACGACCGATCAGTTTAAACATAAGCTCCAGAACATTGTCGCGAATTTAGCAGCACCAGCCGGAGAGACTTATAGCAGCATTTTGATGATCAAATGCACTCGAGTGGCGCCAGCAGGGACCGATTGGGGAGGTAGCAACGAGCTCGCCATCCTTTACATGGACGCCCATTTTGTCGCCGACGGAAACGGATCAATTAACGAAACAAACGATTAAAAATGAAAAAAATAATTTTTATCGCCCTGATGGCTTTCGCAGCCATAACCATCCAGGCCCAGGACCGGAAAGTGATCGCCGACGTATTCTCGGCCCTCACCGTAAAAGATACCACTTACACGCTGACGATGGACGGCAATTATAGGTGGGGATTTCAGCTCGTCTGGACCGGAGGAACCGGCACGCTCGATGGGACCGTGACCATCCAGGTGAGCAATTACCCGACAACGAACTTTGTTACATACGCGACGAACTCGACGACCACGCTTAGCAGCGCCGCCGGGAACTGGACGTTTGAAGATACCGGCCTGACTTGGAAATATTGGAGAGTAGAGATCGTCGACAACAACATGACCGGAGGCACGCTGAATGGCAAGATCATCAGAATGAAAAATTAACCATGATCCAGATTGGAGTTATTGGAGTAAACCAGGTACTCGGAAACCTAAAAAAGATGGACAAAACCATCCGGGACCGAGTGGACCACGCCATTGATGAGAGCGCGGCTCAGGTTCTCGCTGACTCCAGACGGACCGTCGCCAAAGCCTGGGGAAACCTTGCAAGGTCCGGGCAAACACCTAAAATTCAGGGAGGCAGACAGGTCCTATTTAACGCCAATTATGCAATGCAGGTCGAATTCGGACGGAAGCCAGGCAAAAGACCACCACTCCAGGCAATCATCGATTGGGTGCATAAAAAAGGACTCGTCGGCACTTACCGAAAAACCGGAATGCAGTCCCGACGAAGGATCGGAAATAGTGCGCAAATGCTGGCCGAGGATAAACCTGTCGCCTTTATGATTGCCAAAAAGATCGGTAAATATGGGACCAAACCCCAGCCTTTCCTTTTTCCTGCATTTGAAAAAGAGCGCCCAAGATTTGTCGCCAAACTAAAAGCCATCACACAAAAGCCATGAAGGATCCAGGATATCAAATATTGAATGCGTTTTATACGGCGCTCAATGGACACACCAGCTTGCCGGTTTATACAATGGTACCACCCAATACCGCGCTCGCTTATATTTACATCACAGACATGACGCTGACGGAGGACTCGGCGAAGGATTCGTATATCAGCAACGCGACCCTTGCTGTCGAAATTTGCAAGGCATGGGATGACCAGGGAAGCAAAAAAACCGTCGAGGATGAAGCGAACACCATCGCACAGCACGTGAGAACGGCCATCGGAGCCGGCCTTTCAATGACCGGATATTCAATGATCGTATGTAACCTCGACAGCTCGGCAGAATATACAGAGGAGACGGAAACACAAAAGATCCATCATAAGGTTTTACGTTACAGAATGATAATTCAGGAGACTTAAAAAATGGCAGCAATTAATGGTACTTTAATCTTTCTCCGGAACGGGAGCAACACCCTGACCGGACAGCTCGACGGAAACCTTGGTGGATCCGTCGATCAGCTGGATGCAACGACCAAGGACTCCACCGCTGGAGCCAAGGAATTCCAGAATGGAGAAACTACCTGGCAAGGCCAGGTCACAGCGCTGTATGATCCGTCCGGGACATACAAACTCGATGACGTAATCGACTCGATCAAGGCAGGAACCCAATGGGAGGTGAAATTCGGCCAGGTAACAACCGGCACCAAATTTTTTACCGGATATGGGTATGTAAAAGGATGGTCCTGGAACGGACCGAAAAATGCGATTGCCAACATCGCCGTCGATTTTCAGGGAACTGCAGCATTAGCACTTGACACCAACTAAAAAAGAGGAGACAACACAATGTCAGTGATTAACGGAACGCTTTGCGTATTAAAAAAAGGTACCACGCTGCTAACGGGACAGCTGGATGGATCCTTTAACGGATCCAGCGATATGCTCGATGCAACCACCAAGGACTCGACCGGAAAAGCCAAAGAATTCTCACCAGGAGAAACAACCTGGAGTGGAACGATCACAGCGCTTTACGATCCTTCCTCATCGGCCAACCTCGCGCTTATTATTGCCGATTTTTCAGCCGGCACGTCATGGACCATTCGCTGGGGACAGGCAACCACCGGAGGAAGATATTACACCGGTACCGCTAACATTAAATCATGGAATTGGACCGCTCCCAAAAATGCCTTAAGCCAGATCACTCTGGAGGTACAGGGCACAGCCGTTCTTTCCAAAGCAACCGCATAAACCATAAAACCACACACCAATGAATCAGTTACATGGTTACCTGGAGATCACAATTGATGGCCAGGCATACGGTTTAAAATTTGGCACCAACGCGATCGCGCTTTTTTGCGAATTGCATGGAATTGAACTCCACGAACTTGCAATGGTTAATGATGCAGCTGCCGTTCGTGATTTGATCTGGTGCGCTGGAAAATCCTGGTCCCTGAGTAAAGACGAAAAATTCCCTTTTAACCAATACCAGATCGGAGATTGGCTCGACTCGATCAGCGAGAAGGAGATGAATCGAATCCTAAAAGCGATCGATAAAACCAAGATCGCTGGTAAGGAGATACAGGCAGGCAGAACAACCGACGGCAAGGAGGAAGAACCAAAAAACTGACCTGGCCGGAGCTTTACGCTATGTGCTTAAGCGAAGGAATCCGGCCCCTTGAATTTTGGGACTCGACGTTTTTTGAACTGAATGAGTATTTGAAATTTCGGAGGATCGAAAGAGAACTCCGATGGGAGCAGTCCAGGGCGATCATTGCAGCACTCACAGGAACGGATCCCACCCAGATCATCCGACTGCCAAGCATCGATGGAGAGATTCAGAAGGTCGAATGGACCCCTGAATTAGCGGAGAAAGTCTTAAAACATTTTGGAGAATGGCCGACATAGGATCGATATTTGTAAAAATTGTTGCTGATACCAGCGGAGTCTCCAAAGGTCTGACTGAGGTCCAGAAGGAACTCACAGCCACCGAGCAGATGACCGGACGGCTCGGCAATATGATGAAAAGCATCGGACCGATGATTGCCGGCGCTTTCACCGTCGGAGCAATTACAAACTTTTTTAAGAAAGGCATCGAGAGCGCTGAGAAATTCGAGCGAGCGATGGCCAAAGTTACCCAGGGAGTCCGAGCCACCGGAATGGCTGCAGGATTTACGGACCGCGAACTCCTAAAGATGGCCAAGGCTCTTAAAACAGAGACCCTGATCGGAACCAGCACAATCCTCAATGACGTCACCGCTCAGCTTCTCAGTTTTAAAAATATCCAGGGTGAAAATTTCGCTGAGGCCCAGAAAGTAATCCTCGATGTAGCAACCCTTCTGGATAACGATTTTAAAGGAACAGCCATCCAGATCGGGAAGGCATTGAATGAGCCAACCCAGGCTCTGGCAGCATTGACGCGATCCGGTATTCAATTCACAGTCCAGCAGCGAGAACAAATCAAATACCTTTCCGAGCACAACCGTTTGGCAGAGGCACAGAAAATGATCCTCGCCGAGGTTACGACCCAATACGGAGGACAGGCAAAGGCAATCGCTGACCTCGATTCCAGCGCCATCAAACGGCTGGAACTTTCCTGGGCCGGAATCCGGAAAGAGATGGGAGAACGACTCCTCCCAACGATCGCGAAAATTGCCACAGCGCTCAACGATATCATTGCTCCGTTAAACAAACCCATCAGCGAGCAAGGATGGCTGGCAAAAATGCTTCTGCTTTCCAAGATAACCAATCCCAGGTGGACGGCCAGAATGCGTCAGGAGCTTGAAGAAAGCAATAAAGAGGACGCCGAGGATGCTGCGAAGAAAGCAGAAGCCAAGGCTCGGATCGCTGCATTAGCCTCTCAGGGACTCGCCGATAACGAAACAAAGATCGACACCATCCGGGAGATGCAGGCAGAGATTGACCGGCTGACAGAACTCCAGGCTGACAACTCAGGCAAGGAACTTGAAAGCATCAACCAGAGTATTGCGATGTGGACCAAGAAAAAAGAGGCTCTGGAAAAGGCTGGCGTTCCCGTCAAAAAAACAGATGAAGATTTAAAGAAGGAAGCAGAGACTGTCCGGGACCTGGCAGGGAAATACAGCAGCCTCAACCTCCAGATTGCGAAATATAAGGATGAGCTTGAGCACGCTGGGACCGATGAGGAGGTCCAGCGGTTGAGCACGCTAATCAGCAGAGCCGAAGCACTCCGGAAAGAATATGAGAAGATCGGCAAAATGGAGAAGCTCCCGGCCAAAGATTTCAAAGGACAAATCGGACCACAGGAATATCGATTAAAGGAAAATCGCGGATTACTTGCCGTCGGTCCAGAACCAATGCCAGCGGAAAAGAAACTCTCACCCACCAGCATAAAGGATTATCAAAAGGCACTCCAGGAAGCACAGACAACGATGAACCAGACCAGCAAGGTCGCCATCGATATGGGAGGAGTGATCTCGGGAGCAGGATCCCAGGCATTCGGGGACCTTGGGGACCAGATCGGATTACTGATAACAGGGCAGCAGAACGTAAAAGGATTTTTTAATAATATCCTGCTTTCAATTTCGGATTTTATGGCTGCCTTTGGTAAGGCTTTGATCGGAGCAGCAACCGCAAGTGAAATATTCCAAAAAACCCTGCTCGCCCAGCCAGAGGTCGCGCTCGTCGCCGGTATAGCACTCGTCGCTGGAGCTGCCGTCGTTAGGAGCATAGCGATGAAAGGTCTGCAGGGATATAAAGATGGTGTGATCGCTTACGGACCGACGGTCGGCGTTTTTGGGGAATATGCAGGAGCAAGAACCAACCCAGAGATTGTCGCTCCATTAAACACCCTCAAAAATATCATGGGACCGATGAGAGGGACCCAAGGAACAGATCGAATTGAACTCTGGTTAAGAGGACGCGATATATACGGATCGACGAAAAATTATTCTGATTTCTTAGCTCGGACCACCTAATGGCATACACAGACAAAGTCGCGACGATTACATTTAAAGATGTCCAATTTGCGACGAGTTACACCGTCGACATTTACGACAGAGATACTTATGCTGGATCCGTAATCGACCTCGTGATGACAGGCACGCCGGTCGTAATTAGGTATGGAAGCAAAGGAGACCTCCTGGATTGCGTAAGAGGCAGCGAAGCAACGATCAACATCCTTGCAGGACCGACGGACGATTACTCCTGGATCAATACAACGGACGCGACAAAATATAAAGTCGTCATTTTAGAAGGAGTAAACACAATATGGTCCGGTTTTGTGCTCCCAAGTATTGTCGTTGAGGAATATGCGCCATTTCGTAATGTTTCTGTTGTAGCCACCGACCGGCTGGGACTTTTAAGCCAAGAAAATTACTCGGACCCGATCACCGGTTTACCATACGATGGGTATGCAGATACAATGACCATCCTCGCCATAGCACTTGCTAAAACAGGACTTGGACTCAGCATCCGGTCGATGGTAAACCTTTACGAGACAACCATGTCGATCGGAGCAAACGATGATCCGCTAAAACAGGAATATAAACAGCAGTATCGATTTCAGGACGACAACCTGGTCCCGGTAGATTGTAAAACCGTTATCGAGGAGGTCCTCCGGGATAAAGACTGTCGGATATTTCAGGCAGACGGAAAATGGGTGATCGAGCGGACCCCGGAGCTGGACCAGGAGAGCCAGAATTATCGCGATTTCACCAGCGCCGGCGTTTTCTCATCCAGCGGAAGCGTCGCGATTACCAAAACCGTTACCGGAGCAGTAGGATCCCCGTTATTCAGGCTTTTAAAAGGGACACAAACTGAACAAACCGTTGGATTTAAACAAGGGACCGTTCAGGTTGATTATGGACTCAGACCGTCTGTTTTTCAGGGATATAATTTTCCAAAAAACGAAGTTGATCCAACACTCAGGCATTGGACCATTTCAGGCACATCGGCTTGGGAAGCTGCTCAGGTAACAGATAAGTGGGTGATGCAATGCCCGACTTATACCAGCTTTGACGCCAACAAATATCTGGAGACACCATCACTCTCAGTCAGCGCCGTTAACGCCTGGCCCCTCAGATTGATTTTAGAGTGCGGAAATTACGACGGATTAGGAGCATCATCCACAATAAAGGTGATGTTCATGATTGACGACGGATTTCAGGTCTGGTATTGGGACGGCACCACCTGGACCAATACGCCGAGCACTTATTGGACAATCAATCTCCCATCGGCTCCGTTCGATAGACCAGCGGAGGTTACCTTTGACATAGATAAGTGGACGACCACAGGAACGTTCAAAATGCGGTTTTTCGATGCGGACAACTTGCCATTTATTAGCAGCGTCCGACTCATAGGCAGACCAGAACCGAGTTACCCTTACGCCGAGATTTTCGAGGTATCATTCAGACTCGATGCAGCCAATCTTAATAATAGAGAGGTTGAAACATTGGTTTTCAACGAAGGATCCGGAGGAGGACTTGACAACCAGCACCTTCTTTATGATGGAGTAATAAAAGTGCTCTCGTCCTCCGGTCTCCCAGCATACGAATGGGTGCGACGCGGATCCATTAGTGGAAATTCTTACCGACTGTATAAATGGAAAATCCAAACCCTAATCGACCAATTCAGCACGCCGAGTATTATCCTCCGAGCCAAGATCCTCGGTAAATATTCATATTACCAAACCGTCAAGGTACCAGGACTCAACCAGCGGAAATTCGCTCCGGACGTCGTCGAAATAGACCTCCGGCATAATAGGATCGATGGAACATTCATTGAGATAAAGGACACCAGCGAAACGGTCAGTTATACCGAGGTGCCAGGAGGACCGTCGACACCCTCCGGAATATACGGATCCGGAATCAGAGGAAGCGGAGGATCCGGAGGAGGAGGAGGCAGCACCGTATCACCAGGAGGAGCAGTTAACACATTCCAATATAATAAATCAGGAACATTCGGTGGATCGACACTTTTATATTGGGATGAGACAAACCAGCGGATCGGACATGGAACACCATCCCCGGATTACCCATTTGACCAGACCAGAAATGGGGCGCAAATATCGGGAAATTTTTATGCTGGCCTTGGCGTCAGGTCCGAAGATGAAAGCAAAGGCATCCTCCTTGGTTACGACAATTCCGGTTATGGCGCCATCATAGCTCCATCGACAACCAGCAGCCAGATCGCGATCTGGACCCATAACGGATCCAGCTGGGGAGAGCGCTTAAAGGTTTCAGCAGCCGGACACTTGCTTCCTGCAGCAGCGAGCACTTACGATATAGGAGCCAGCGGAAGCGAGATACATAATTTGTATGCGGACCACATCCATCCCACAGGATTGACGGCAAATTATTTACCTAAATATTCTGCAACCGGTCTGGTTAATAGCCAGATCCGGGATGATGGGACCAACGTAGGCATCGGTCATGCACCGGACACCTTCAAACTCTGGGTTGAAGGAACAGCTTATTTTACCGGAGTCGTTAAGCTCGGATCCACAGCCGAGAAAACGGATGGCGTTTATTTCCTGGTGACAGATTTAGGTGAGGTCAAATACCGATCGATGAGCTCCGGAGGATCACTTCTTCCAACCGGGACCGAAGGTCAAACCCTCTATAATAATAATGGTACTTGGACAGCACATTCAGGGGTATATTGGGATGATGTGAATAATAGGATGGGAATAGGAACAGCAAGTCCAGGAATGTATAACAAACTTCACGTTGTTGATGGAGCTATCGCAATAGGTGATGCAGATAATTCGGCATGGATTAGGTTATTTGGAAGCGAAGGAGCTAATGAAATCAAATGGGATAGTAATAGTGATTTGGCTTTTAAAGTCGAGGCTGATTTTACTGGATGGGGAACTTCTGAAAAGGCGAGAATAACTTCGGCTGGAAACTTCGGATTAAATACAACGGCTCCTTCAGATCTTTTGGAATTAAACGGTAATGATAAGGCTATTGCTTTAACGGTTGGAGGTACCGGCTCCCAATATGGAGGCAGATTAAGGGTACATGATACCGGCACCACAGTTTACACTTCTTTTGATACCAAGTGGGGTGGGAGCTGGACAAATGACAGGCTTACATTTTGGTCTGAGGGTGGTGGTATAGGGATTAATGAAATTGCTCCAGTGACCAAATTGGACGTTGCAGCAACATCAGGAGATGCAGGAGCCGGAGCTGCGACAATACCCGGAGTTATCAGGATTCAATCAAACGAAACGACAGCACAGCAGGGGCTGGAATTCATGTGTACGACCGTTACACAGGGATATGGTTGGTTGATTGATAGCAACGCTCCAACCGGAGATCCATATTTAATTTTCAGGAGCAGGGCGAATTCTGCAACTTGGACGGAACGGGCCAGGTTTAATGGAACCAACGGATATTTTGGAATTGGTACACTTGATCCATTGGCTACATTGGAGGTAAATGGAAATGCCTACGTAAATGGATTTCTGACAGGTTTTACCGCTCATAGCGGGGATTATGCGTACAGGCTTACAAATGAGGGGACGAATAGTTTTATTAATGCTATCGGTGGGAATTTCGGTATTGGTACGACTTCTCCAACGGCTGCAAAATTGGTCGTATTAAGAGAAGATACATCTCTGGAGTCTTTTCAGCAGGGATCATTGGTTGCAGGTTTTCAGGGATCAGGCGATACCTACATGGCAATCCGTGATGTGGTTAATGATGTAGAGGGATTCTTTGGAGCTTGGGGAAGCGGAGGTGTTTTAATAGGTGCAAAATCAAATCATAAGTTAGCATTATTTGCAGGAGGCTCTGAGCGAGTTACAATTACGAGTGCTGGAATGGTTGGTATCAATGAAGATAATCCAGCCTCATACCTTACTATTTATAAGCCATTATCACCGGGACAAACAGAGGATTTATTCAGGATCAGGTCAGAAACACAATGGGAATTACACTTAGACGAGTATCACCAAGGAGGTGGATATAACTACTATTGGAGGTATAATAAAGGCAGTGCAACCGATTTGCCGGTAATGGCTGTTTATTCCACAGGGGGCACTTTTAGGGTTGGCATAATGAACGATCTCCCATATAGCGCAGTGATGCAGTTTGGTAACTCAACCACAAGTTCAATTGGAATTGGTGTAAGTGATTATGGAGGGAGCGCAGGACAGGCTTTAGCTGGAATATCAGTGAGACAAGAAGGAGGCGGTAGTGGAGGGTATTTAGATTTTCAAACCTTACATTGGGGAAGCAGTCCTTATGATTTAACTACCAAAATGACATTAGATCATAGAGGTTATCTTGGTATAGGAACGACAAGCCCAAGCACAATGCTTTCTATTCAAATAGCGGATAATAATTACATAACTTCTTGGTCTAATGACGGAGGAGCAAACAATGAATACCTGGCTCTTTATTTAACAGCAGACAATTTTATTTTTACTTCTAATAAAAATGGTAGTGGAGTAAGAAAGGGAATTGCTTTTACTGCCACTGGCGGAGATAATGATATCCCAAGTGGAATCTATCTAAAGACTGACGGCAACGTAGGCATAGGAACCACTACACCAGGGTATAAATTAGAGGTGAATGGAACGGGGTATTTTAATGGCGCGATAGTTTCACAGGTATTAACTAATGCACAAGCTCATATTGCGTTTTCAAGGAATGAACCAGCAGGTAGCTATAATGATGATTGGATTATAGGTATGGATGCAAGTTCAACCTCTTTGCGATTTTGGAATGGGGATGATATGATGGTATTAAATCCATCGGGCAATTTATCTATCAATGGAACATTAACAGTTAACTCTATTTCTAACGGCACAGGCAATTTCCTTACAGAATCAAACGGGTTAATCAAAAAGCGGGCAGCTTCTGAGGTTATTACTGATCTGGGGTTGTGTAACCTGAATTATTGGGTGAAATCAGGTAATGACCTTTATTATTCTGGAGGTAAGGTTGGAGTTGGAACCTCTACATTTAATGATGCCTTTACTGTTTTAGGAAGTACGGGAGCCATTACGGCACAGGCATATCAATCAAGTGCAATAGTTAAATTAGAGAGAACCGGATCATCAGCAGGAGTTGGATATATTGGAGCAAGCGGCTCATTAGCATTTAATGTTTATACTTCATCATTTTCAGTTCCGTTTGCCGTAACTCAATCAGGTTATGTTGGCATTCATACACCAGATCCATCCGCACCATTTGAGATCAACTCTGATGGTGGAACTTTTGGATGGACAGGGTTTAAGTTAAAATATGGTACTTCAAGTGTTCAGAGTCTTTCAATGGGTCAGGTTACAGCAGGTAACGGTGCATGGATTGGAATGGCTCAATATAATCAGGCTGGATACTGGCAAACAGAGGGAACGGGTGCGGGTGTGATAAATTTTACTTCGGATGGAGATATTAATATTTCAGCAAACGCAAGCCTTACGGCAAACACCAACTATATAATAACATCAAGATTATTTATTAAGGCTTCATCCGGCAACGTTGGAATTAATACTTCTTCTCCGTATGATGGCAATAATGTAACAATTAAACAAAATACCAATTTTGGTTTAGAGATCGAATCATCTTACAATGATGCAGGAATATTTTTATCACATGATGGAACAGTTGGCACAGTTCATACGAGTTATCAAACATCAGCTGGATATACTCCGTTAACATTTGCAACAGGTGGATTAGAAAGGATGCGAATTAGTACTGGCGGGCAAGTATTAATTGGAACATCTACTTCAACAACAGGTGCAGCACTTATTGTTGCAGGAGGTAGTTTAGATATGTCTGGTTCCAGTGCGTATAATTGGCTAATCAGGTCAAACAATGACTCGAATTGGGGTTATGGAATGGTTAGTGGTTCTGGTGAGTATTGGATGGAAGTTTTATTCTATGGTATAGGAGACGCAACGAGAGGGTTTAGAGTTAAAAATGAGCAAACAGACACATATCCGCTTGTAGTAACAGGTGCTGGCAACGTTGGAATTAGTACGGTAGATCCTAAAGCTAAATTACATATATGGAGCAATGGAGATGAAGGATTAAGAATTGGAGATACGGAAGGATCAATTGGATTATCCTTTGGGTATGATGATTATGGTCAAACAAATTCTTATATCTATAATAGGTATAACAATACGGAATCTACCATAAAGTTTGGATTCGGAACCACAATGGGAAATCTTGTTAAAATGACCATTGTAGGTTCAGGAGCAGTTAATATTGGAGGAACCAGCACTGCCCAAAAATTGATGGTTAATGGTAATATTGGGTTTGGAGGGGATAGTCCCGGTTATGCAGGAAACGGTGATTTAAGGACGGGTGATGGTTCTCCTGTCAGCACAAGATTAACATTTGGGGGAGATGGTAGTGGATGGCAATTCAGAATAGCAAGAAATAATGCAGGAACTATTACTGATTTCATTACAGTGAGAGATGATGGCAACGTTGGCATCGGAACGACTGCACCTGGATATAAATTAGAGGTCAATGGAACGGGATATTTTGCAAATGACCTATCAGTTAGAGGTGATTTATTGATGGGTTATTCAACTGATAAAAAAATTCAGTGGAGCACTTCAACCAATTGGTATTACAACATTTTATCTTATGGCAACGATTTCAAGTTTACGGATTATGACGGAACAGAATTTATAAAATTTGCCTACAACTCAGGAACTACCACAAAATATAGTTTAATCAATGGCGCTTTATATGTAAACTCGTTCGGTAATGCTGGATTAGGGGTTTATCCTTCTTCCATTGGTACTGGATTTAGAACCTTTGATGTGAGAGGGGCAGCTGGTGGTGGTATTGTTTTAGGAGAAACAAGCACCAGTACTTTTTATATTTATTCTTCCGCATATAATGCATACATACAAACAGCAAGTGGTGTTCCGTTACAATTTTTGATTGCAGGGGTTGAACAGGCGAGATTTACGACTGATGGGTATTTTGGATTGGGGGTTACTCCGAATGTAAAATTTCATGTTTCGACAAGTACAAACGGAGATTGGGTGAGTAAGATCATTAATACTCATACGGCTGGATACGGGCTCTTTGTACAAGGGTCTAATGATGCTACAACTGCAATATTAGGGTTAAGCAATGGAGATGCTTACAAATTTTGGGTTACAGGTACTGGAAAGGTAAATATTAACAACACCTCAAACACTACCTATCAGTTGTATGTTAACGGGAGTGCATTTGTTGCTAATAGGCTTTATACAAGTTTTCAGGAGCGGACAAGCATTGCAATGGAAGCCAGTTATGCAGCCGTTAGAATTATTAATACAAACGACTATCCAGCATCGAGCCAACGAGCAGGGGTGCAATTTGGTTATTATGATGGTGCAGGATCAGATGCCAGGATTGTAGGTTATGTAGGAACAGTTTTAACAAGCACAGCAACTCAATGGGCAGGAGATTTAGTGTTTGGCGTAAAAGCAACAACTGGTGCAACTGCACTAACAGAATATGCGAGGTTGAAAGTTGGAGGATATTTCAACATCAACAATACCTCAAA